TGCCTCTCAGCAAGTTTGTCGTAGTGATCTTGGCGTTGGCTCATCATCTCGGCAGGGCACTTGCAAAGAAGCAGCCCTCCGATCTCAATGCCATCAGGATAGCGACTATCCAGATCGCTTTGAGCATGTAGCTCGGGGTGATCCGAGCCCGTCACCGGACGCCAGCCCTCACGGAACTTTTTGGAGACATTTGAGTTGTCCGTATTCCCTCGTGCCGAGGTGCGAATCCAGCGGAAGACCCACCCATCTCGGGGGTCAGGTACTGGTAGCATCCCCTGCGGGACCCACTTGTCAGGAGTGCGCGTTTGCTCTTGTCGAGTTTCGCGGGTACGGGGTGTGCGCTCGCTAGTCATCGCTGGGCGTCCTTTAGCATCTGCTTCGCATATTGATCATTGGTTAAACCAAGTCTTTTCGCGATAGCTACTTGTGTGCGCGTCAAAGTCACTTTACTGGGACGGCTGCCGTTATTGCGCGCACTAGGCGCAACGGGAGGCGTCTGCGCTCGACGGGAAACCTGACGCGTTTGGTTATCCTCGTCTGCGATATCTACCTGCTCACCGAAATATTCCGGAAAGCGTTTATGCATCTCTGCATCAATTGTCTCATAGTATTGATCAGAAGTCGGGTCAATACCACCCCTAACTAGCTTCTCATGAATACCGTATGCAGTAGCCGTCATATCAGGATGTTCGGGCGAATTAAACCATCCCTTATTACGATCAGCCCAGCTTTGTGCTTTAGGGTCTGGGCGCCGTACCTGAGGTTGCGGCTGCTGATATTGTTGCGGCGTTTGAACCGGAGGCCGGGTTTGAAGCTGACGCTCATAGTTATCAGCTTCCCGAAGCTCAAACTGAGCCTTATTGAGGATGTCCTGCGCCTCAATAATCTTATCGGGGTCCCCAGTGTCATACGCCTGACGATAACGGTTTTTTGCGCCTTCTAGCGCCATCTGAGCACGTTGCTTGATCTCTGCAACAAGGGCTGCCTGCCCTCGCTGAATCAGCTGATCACGCTGCCCAAGCTGCCCTTGGATGTGTTGCGCCACACGTAACGCTTCATCCCGCTCGCGCTCAATCTGCTCGCGACGGCGCGCTTCTTCGCGACGCTCATAGGTCAGCTTCTTGATGCGCTTCTGTACGCGCTCAGAGTAATTCTCTAGCTCGTCATCGTCGTCATCATCAGATAGCTCTGCCTCAGGCTCTTTCTTCGCCTTGGGCTTTGCTTGCTCGTCCTCAGCGATCTCGATCTCAAACTCAGGTTCCTTTTCGGAACCTTTCTTTGACATCTTAACTTCCTGAGGAGTTCCGAGTTCGTCCGCCTCGTTTTGAAAATCTTCTGCTTCGCTCATAGCTTCACAATCCCTCTCGGATCTTCAACAACAGCTTCAACAGAGTCATCGTTAATTAAACGAAACTCTTTGCCGTGGACTTTGAAACGGGTCCCTGAGAAGGAACGCATCATGATCCAGTCGCCTTCTTTGCAGTAGGGACCGGACGGGAAGCGCTTTTCATCCTTATATGAATCAGGACCCATCTTGAGAACGAACCCAACAATTGAGCCGATCTCTTCGTCGTCCATGGTTGATTTAGCTTTGACGATCCCTGATTCGAATGCTTCATCAGGATTGGGAAGGGCAATGAGGATTTTATAACCCTTAGGGTCAGGCAGTTGAGCAGCGCTACGCGGCTCTTCCTGTTGTGCTTCCGCCATGTTTTTCACCTGCGCGGATACGCCCCGCGTTGCGTCAGTCTTCGTCAGACTGTTCGTAGTGCTTTTTGAGGGCAAGGATATGATTCTCTGCCGTCGCCAAGCCGTGCAGCTTGCCTATGTAGAACTTGTACTCCTCATAGGACTTGGGGGCCCCGTCTACAATAGCTTGCTGTAGGTCATTTTTATCATCCGTAATGCGTTTAATCAACACATCATAGACAGTAACATTAACCATTCCGCCCTCTTAGGTCACGCATAATCTGCTCGCCAAGCTTGGCTCCGGCAATCTTTTCGTCGGAATTAAGCTTGGCTTGCTCAAGCTCAACATCTGCAAGTAGCTCTGCTGCCTTGAGTTTCTGGTCGTTCTGCGCCTTGCGCTCTTGGTATGCGAGGCGGTCACGCTCAAGCTGCGAGCGCTCTTGCGCCTTCCGGCGGTCTTCCTCGATCTTCGCCATCTTGGCTTGGAACTCGGACTGAACCTTTTGCTCTTCGATCTGCAGCTCCCGCTCCCGCTGCTGGAACACCGGGTCTTGCATCTGCTCTTGGATGCGCTGCTGCTCTGCCTCGGCTTGGTCCTTGCCAAGGAGCTGCTCTGCCGCAGGGGCAACCAGCTGGGAGAGCCGGAACTCGATATCTTCCGGGAGGTTCTCGTTCGGATCCGGTAGCTCCACCCCAAGCTGCTTCTCGATCTCGCGGCGATACTGGAACGCCACGTGTTCAGCTATGTGCGCCTCCATTGCCGCCTGCAGTGCGGTTGCATTAGGCGAGCGAGAGACAATGGCGAGGATCTTGGGATCCTGCGCCATGGACTGGTGAACCCTGATGTGGGCCTCGTGATCCTGATACATGAACGCTTTAACAGGCTTGCTGTTGATAATGTTCATGTTTTCGGCCACGGGATCCGTGGGCTTGATGTCGCTCTTCATGGGAACGAGTTCATCAGCATCGGGGATCTCTAGGGCCTCAAGCATCTGCCGGTGGAGCAGAGGGAGGTCATAGAGCTGGGGTGCTTGAGCTGCCAGCTGAAGCGCCGCTTGGTGCTGCATGATCCGCTGCGCCATGGTACCCGAGTTCGGGTTGGAGACCGGAATGATGTCAATGCGATCATCAAAATCCTCAAAGGCAATCTCGCCTTGAGGATACGGCGTGGGCCCGTAGTCTCGGAGCACGGCCACGAGCATCTTGAACTCTTGCTTCTGCGCCGCATGCAACCGAGCTTGGAGCGCCGTCACTACCTTCAGGGAGCGCTCAAGGAGGGCTAGGGTCGTTCCGACCGGCGCCTCACTGTTCATGTCCGACGCTTTCACATCAGCCTGAGAGGCGAATCTACGGCCTTCCTCGACGATGTCGTTTAGCAGCTGATAAAGGACCTGAGACGGCTCTTTGTAAGGCAGGGGAAGGATATTGTCCCGAATAGCCCCGGCAGGCACCGACACGTCCCGGAACTCGCCGGGCGCAATGGGGGTGTCGTCTCCGTCAATCCGTAGCCCCTTGGCCTTTAGGCCCCCGGGGAGGTTAGCCAAAGTTCCAGCATCGACCAGCTGGCGGATGAGAGATGTCGAAGAATCGGCCATGCCACCAATAAGGTGGATAAGGCCAAAGCCGTAGAAGCCAAGACCCGGAATGTAAATGAAGTGTGCATAGTGTTGCCGACGCTTCTTCAGCGGATCGTCTGCATACCAGTTGCGACGAATAGACAATACAGTGCTAGAGGAATAATCAATTGATACGACGTAAGGAAGAGCAATACCAGTAGGCTCTCCCTCATGGGTATCTTCGAATCCCGGGAGGTCCAGATCGACGAGGACCTCAAGGATCGTGTGTCGATTGTCGTTATCGATGGAGATCCCGATGATTTCTTCTTCAGTCTCCTCAATAGAGGAGAACATCGCTTGGGGCTCTGGGAGATCAACATCACGGTAATACCCCGCGACCTGTAATTTCCTTACCTCGTTCTTCGTTCTCTTCTGGAGATGGGTCATCCGCTCTGCGGTGCAGATATCTGACTCGGCGTTGTTCACAAAGAAATCTTCTGCCGGGACAAACTTGGAGCAGGGGCGCCCAAGAATCGGGTCGAAGTAGATTTTCCGGAAAGCACTTCCGGAAAGAGGAAGGGAGAAAAGAAGCCGCTCGGTCTCAGGCCGGTACTCGGTCATCTCCTCGGTAAGGAGATAATTCATATAGGACCGGACTCGGGCGGCCTGCTTGTTCTTTTCTTCATCCGGCGGGCCAACGATCTTGATCTTCACCGGGCCTTGCGCCGGGAAGATCTCTTGGATCGCTTGAGACTGGAAGCGAACAATGGCTTCGGAGAGCATGGGGTGGTACACGCCACAGGCGCCATCCCATGGCTCAGAGCGACTCTCTTTCTTGATGCCGAGGAGACGCAGGCCGTCCTTGTAAGCCATCTCCCATTCGCGCCGGGAGTTACGGTCTTCCTCAAAGCCAGCTACAAGCTTGGTTGCAAGCCGTTCTAGCTCGGCCTCATCCATGTAGTCGGCAATGTTTTCATCATGGCTGATCATGTCCGGGAGGTCCCGGGCATCCGGATCTAGATCGACAACAACGCTGCCATCGTCCAGCTCAATGGAATCGACGCCGTCTTCCTCGATATTGATTTCAATAGCAGGCTCTTCTTCTCCGGGGAGAAGGGGAACCTCTGAATAGACAGCGCGATCAATAGCCATGATTTACCCTCAGCCGTTCTTGCAGAACTTGCCGCCTTTGGTTGCGGCGCCCATGCCACGGCACGTCATGTCTTTTTGAGGCATAGGCTTAGGCATATATTGGGAGTAGGTCGGAGCGAGTTTACCCTTCTTCATTGGGTTTCTCCTTGGGGGTAAGGGATTCTTTTATTGTATCAACTTTTGACTCATCACCACGGCACCAGATAATAAGCTCCCTCAGCTCTTCTTCTGTGAGAGCTATATGGTTACCGGACTGAAGCTCAAATGTGAACTTGGTCATCAGTAATATGCCGCTCTGCGAGCACGAAATGGTCCGTCGTCTTCATCGCTATGCAGTTTGACAAATCCACCCTGCCTGAATCGTAACAGGGCTTGGGTAGAGGAATCCACCAAATCATCATGGTCCCCGTTAGGGAAATCGGCGAACTGCTCAATCACCTTCTCCGCCCAACGAGTTGGGGGCGCCCATACTCTCCCGGAAGCGAAGAGGTCCGAAACGGCGTTTACCCGTGACAACTTGTCGTTGCCTCGGGATGGGGTGAAGTCCTGTACCGGAATACCGGCTTGGCGCATTTCGAAGATCAGGGGCAAACCGGACGCCTTTGCTTCGATGATGCAAATGTCCGGTTCCCAAGCTTGGTATTCATCCACTGCCCGGCGTTTGAGTTCCGGGAACTCCATGCGCTCATCGAAGGCATCGAGGAGGATGATGTTGGTGGAGGTTGAGCCATCCCTTTCATCATGAAAGAAGACGCCCCATGTAGTGCAGGCAGAGGGGTCGGATCGGGTCTTCTTGGTGAAGGCCGTATCCCATGATTGGATGATGAAGTCACACGGCGGGGGATCTCGTTTTTCCCACTCCTGCCACCATTCCCTTTTGATGATGGCGGCTTCTTCGGAGGTGGGCTGCTGCATGTACTGGGCAGACCATTTAGAAACGGGGAGTTCTTGGCGCAGATCCTCCAGCTCCTTCTTGGACCAGAACTCGGGCCAGAGGGGTTCTCCGGAGGGCATGATGGCGGGGAACTCAATCACCTCCCACTCATCAGTGGCGTTTCTTCGCGCCGCATCCTCAATGATTCTCCCGGTAAGGTCCTTTTTGGACCATCGGGTCATAACAATCACGATAGCCCCACCGGGCTGGAGACGCTGACGAGGGCCGGAGGTGTACCAGTCATAGGTGTGATCAAAGACTGAGGCATCCCCTTGCTGGCCTTCCTGCTCGGAATGGGGGTCGTCAATGATAAGGAGGTCTGCCCCTTTCCCTGTCACGGCCCCACCAATCCCGATGGCGAAGTAATCTCCGCCCTTGGAGGTGTTCCAGCGACCAGCTGCTTTGGAGTCCGACCGGAGCCCAACATCCGGGAAAACGGTCTGGTACTCATCTTGGGCAAGGAGGTTACGAACCTTCCGGCCAAAGCCAACCGCCAGCTCGGCAGTGTGGGAGCACTGGATAACCTTCTTCTGAGGGAACTGACCCAAGAACCACGCAGGGAGGAGATAGGAGGCAAACTCGCTCTTGGTGTGGCGAGGGGGCATGTTAATGATCAGGCGCTTCAGCTCACCCCGAGCAATCTTCTCAAAGGCCTCAGCCATGATCTTGTGGTGCCGACCCGCAATGAACTCAGGCCACATACGCTCCACAAAGGCAACGAAGCTCTCCTTATAAGCTTCACGCTCTATGGCTTGATCATATTCCTGCAGGAGATCTAGGAACTCTGCTTGCTGCTCTGGCGGTAAGCTCTTGATTTTACTCAGAACAGCTGGTGACAGTTTCTTCATGCAATGGCTCCGCCCACTAGCATAACTTAGCTGCCTGCTAAGCCTTGTGGACCAGAAGCCTGTCTACTCCTGTCCCTAAATCAAAAAATTCAAAAAATTTTTTCTCTACTACGGAGAAGACCAGTACTTGCTGGCGCCTCCTACGGGATGCTGGTACTATCAAGGACGTTCCATCAAGTCAGTGCCTGCTTGGAACCCCTCGCAAGACCAAACCCAAAACTCATTCTTTTCCAGCATCCCTGAGAACATCGTTCGATCCTAGCATAAATTTGGCCAAAAGTCCATAGCTGGAACGCATAGTTCACATTTTGTCCTTAATTGTGCATTTTTGGAAATATACCTATATGGGTATAGGGGACCCATTGGCGCCTATAGGGGGGGTATATAGGACCCACAATGTTTACACGATGTAATGGTGGGAAAATAGGGGTGATTGTTTGTGGGAAATCTTATGTATATGTGTACATATATGTAACGCGTCACACAGGGGGGTGCGGGTACCCACGTGCGCGCCTGCGTACTCGCGTACCTCCGGGCACATGATCGCCCGCGTTTCGCGGGGCATGCATGACGCGCTCACCCCTACGCATCACGCATCCGTCCCCCGCAAGGATTTAGTGCTTCTCGGCACCCTCTCCAAACAGCTTGGCTAGCTTGGCCTCGATCTCACCGGCTAGCTCGTCGGCGCTACGCTGAGCCGTATCGGTTTCGACCACGTCCCGGAACATGCCTACGGTCTTGCCTAGCAGTTCCGCCGCTCGCACCTGCTGAGGCGTAGGCGCTTCGCCCCCATGCATCCACTCCCGTAGCCGCTCAAGCACAGCTGTGCGGTCGTCTGCGGCCTGAGCGCGCATATCCGCCGCGATCTCCCGCTTCAGCTCCTCAATCCTTTGGGAAACCTTCGGGTCCCGCACCAGCTGGCTCGCCTCCACGTAATGCGTGTCTGCCCTCGTGGACGCAACGTCGTACGCATGCCGGTAGGCGTCTACCTGCGAGCAAGGCTCCCCGTCGATACCCATCACGATAGCCCTAGCAAAGGCTTCCTGTTTCGCTGTCAGCATGGTCTGTCCCTCTCGTGTGCGCCGGGCTTCGCCCTAGCGTGCCTGCCTGTCAGGCTCTGCCTCGCAGTGTACCCGTTTACACGTCCCACGCGTAGGCCCTTCGGGCCCTAGTGAATCCTCCACATTTCTTCCATTACTACGTAATGACATGACACTGTACGAATTGACAGTGTTGCAATGTTTAAACGGCTCAGGCCCAATAGGAATCGTCAGCGCCACGGCAGCCACGGCAGCCAGCCAGCGAAAGCGGAGTGCAGCGCAGACCGGACAGGCCCACCGGGACGGGCAGGCCAGCTCCCAGCCGTAACGGGAGACGCGCAGTGCAAGGTCAGGTGCTTGCACAAGGTACCCAAGCCAGCCGTCAGGCCGGGATAACGTGGGTACCGGCAAGGGATGCGAGTAGCGAAAGCGTACGCATTGCCCATAAGCGCTCAGCGCCACCGTGGTGGCCCGTAGCGAGGCGACGCACCCTGCCGGTATGTCCATGCTCGGAAGCGCGAAAGCGGCGCCTGACGGGGCGTGAGGGTACAGAAGGCGGGAGTCCGAAAGGGCACAAGTGCGATGCAGCCCGCCCGGCAACGGGGCTTTGCCCCTACAGAAAATTTCCTTCTACAGACAGAGTCTGAATCCTAGGCGCTTCCCCGTGAGGCGCCTAGCGTGCAGGCCCTACCTGCAGCACCCATACACAACGGAGAACCGACCATGACCGTGACCGCGAAAGCACCGAATAAAACCCCTGCCAAAACCCTTCTCAAGCTGGAGTACCTCCGCGCCACGATCGAAGGCGAGGCGCGCTTCTCCGAGAAGCGTGCGGAGAGGCTCACCGGCATAGCCTCCATCCGTAGGCAAGGCATGGCCGTCGCCTTTGACGAGGCGGAGAGAGCCCTACGGGCCCTTATCGATGAACTAGAAAGCGAACAGTAAACCCATGACCGCCCCCTTCGGGGGGCCAGCGGAGCACACAATGCTTAGAGAGATTGGAATCAATGTAGCGCAAGCATGGCTAGCTACCGGGGCTATAACGCTGGTCGAAACCGGCGAGGAAAATAGCTACTACGTTAATGAGTTTGGGCATCGGTTTTTTTGCAAAAACTACCCTTAAGCAGACAGCAACGCCGAAACGCCCTCCGGGGCGTCTGCGTGGGACGGCTACCCACGTACTGATGAGGCAAGCCAACACCGGAGAATCGACTATGACGACCCAGCTTGTGAGTGCGCTAGATAACGGGGGCGAGACCTTCGACCGATACACCCTTTGCTGTGCGCAGGACGGCGCCTATTGGGTATACGGGGCGAGTGAAAACCCGACTCATCCCCAAGGCTTCGGGCAATTTGTGGGCGAGTATTACCTGCCGGATAGCGATGAAAGCCCGGAGGTAGGTCTACCCATAGCCTTTGGCGACCTTCCCGAAGGGGTCCAGAAATTTGTCCGCATGATTGAAGCTGAATAACGGAGAATCGACGTGACCAAGCGAATCCAAAGCGCAGTGATTTATCGTGGGCCCTCCATGCTCTACGGCGCCCCCATCGTGGTGATCGCATGCAAGCTGTCCCTAAGTGGGAAGGCGAACCGGAAGACAGGCGAGATGGTCCAGACCTATATCCTCCGGGAGGATATCCATCCCACCGTGGCCATCCGCTCTGGCGAAGACGCAAGCATCTGTGGGGACTGCGTACACCGTGGCGAGGGCTTCGAAGGCCGGACCTGCTACGTCTCCATGAATGGAGTGGGCTCAGTGTTCCGGGCTTTCATCCGGGGCAGCTATCCCGAGATCACCCCTGAGGAGTGTGGGCGCATCGCCTCTGGCCGCATGGTCCGCCTTGGCACCTATGGCGACCCGGCTGCCGCCCCGGCATGGGTATGGCAGGGCCTACTGTCCGAAGCCGAAGGCTGGACCGGCTACACCCATCAATGGCGTCTACCCGAAGCCGAAGCGCTCAAGGGCCTATGCATGGCCTCTGCAGACTGCCCGGAAGACGCGGAGCTAGCCCACAGCATGGGGTGGCGCACCTTCCGAGTGGCAGCGCCTGACGCCACCAGCGTGGGACGTGAGACGGTCTGCCCTGCATCCGAAGAGGCAGGCCGCAAGCTGCAGTGCGTGGATTGCAAGGCATGCTCCGGATCCACCGGGCGCCGTGGGTCCATCCGCATCGCTCCCCATGGGTACCTGATCAGCGAGAAGAATCTGGCAGCCCTGCAGAACCGCATCGCTGTCCGCCTCGTGGCCTAGATGTTGACAGGCTGCAAACATAAGCATGTAATGAGTCACGCTGTTTAACCGTAACGGGGCTTCGGCCCCTTGGAGAATCGACATGAGCAAACTAGTACGCAATGCCATCAAGCACCTGCTGGCCCGGGGCTATGCCATCACTGTGTGGGATTCAATCGAAGGCGATGGGGAGGTTGAACTCCGACTCAGCAACGACGCCGACGCTATCTTTGACTGCCTTGGCGCCACTGAGACAAACAGGCTCGTCCTGCACGAGCAGCTGGAGGACTCAGTGTGGGTGGGCAACGTCCTTCGACGCCGCCCTGTAGGCGAGCTGATTTTCGTCTACGAATTCGGCGAAGACGATGCGCTCCAAGATTACGCCGCCGCTGATGAAGAGGTGGAGCACGATATCCGCGAAGCCTTTGCCTACATTGTTTAGGAGAACCGACATGACCCATGACCAGCTGATCGAACGCCTGCATAAGCTCGTCGAGAAACTCGACGGGCAAGCCCGAGCCTCAAAGGATCTCGCTCGCGAGACCTATGACCCCGACGACCCCTTCTGCGAGCTGCGCTCCGCTGATGATCCCATCTGGCACCGGGGCTGCGGCACCGGCCTGTCATCAGCAGCCCGCGAGCTGAGCTGGCTGCTGGGCGAGTTCGACCCCGAGCGTAAGCGCATCGACTACCACTGCGACTGCGTCCGGTCCTACGCAAGGCTTTACAACACCACCCTTGCCGCCGCCTTCCTTGATTACGAAGGCGAGGGAGTCTTCCACGCCTTGCCTGCCCTGCGAGACAAGATCCGCGATGCCCTAGGCATTTCCACTCCAGCCGAAGACCTCACTCATTACTAGGAGATCGACCGATGAAAATGTCCAAAGAAACCGCCGCCGAACTGGGCGCCCTGATCGCAGAGTCCATGCATGAGGGCGGGGATGTCGCCGCAAGGGGAGGCGCCCTGCGCGTCTTCTACGCCATCCAAGACGCCTTGATCGCCGAAGAGACTTCCGCCCATAGCAAGCTCCTACCTATCACTCAGGCCCTGACCAATGCATTCCGGGCTCGCATCAGAGAACTTGAACCGTCGAAGAGGACCGCCTAATGAGCATGACTATTCAATTCCAGAACCTGCAGGACGCGAAAGACTACGTCGCCATGGTCCATGCCGAGCATGGGCCGAAGCTGGCCCGCAAGGCAGGCAAGCTGGTGAGGCTGTGCCGGGACGTGCTGCGCCGAGACTACCCCCTCGCCCGGCCTGACCTGAGGGGGCGCCTTGGGCGCCGGGAAGACATAGCCCGAGCCATCGCTGCCCTAGCAGTGGATGGGGAGGTGGGCATCATCCATGGGGGCCGTGATTGTGACGGCGCCGAGTCCTACCGGGGAGACGTGTTCCCGGCCTGCGCCATGATCATCGAGCAATTCATCGACCGCACCGAGGCGTGGGCCGACGGCCAATGGGGGTGGGAGCTGTGCTCCCCCGCCGAGGCCCGAGAGCATGGCTTCGTCCACGTTCGCAGCCAATGGGGGAACTAGCAATGAGCAT